GACGTGCCTGTCGATTACTAACAGAGAACTGCTCTACACCGTGGACCCCAGCGTTTGGGGCTATGAGCCGCACGACTGGGCCGCGATCGCCGCCTGGAATCTAGATCTTTTCCAGTTGTCCTATGATCACGCGAAAAAAGCTGTTGAACTGTCACCTGACAATTTAAGGCTGCGGCAGAACTTAGAGTACGCCCAGCAGAAGGTAGCGTGAGTGTCCCAGCGGCAAACGTAACGAATACCTCTCAAAGCTATTCGTTCGCGCCCTCGATGGGCGAAGCGGTCCTGTACGCGTACGGACTGTGCGGCATCCGCGCGACTGCACTAACCCAGCAGCATTTCGAGACTGCGCGCATGGCGACGAACATGATGCTGGGGCGCTGGTCGAGCGATGGCGTCAACTTGTGGCAAGTGGATCTGCAGTGCATTGAATTGACGCAGGGCTGCGCGACGTACCAGGTGCCGTCCAACACGATCGTCATGCTCGATGCCTACTACACGATCAACACCGGCAACCAAGAGATCGACCGCATCATGACGCCGGTCTCGCGCACCGAGTACGCGAGCTATCCGCAGAAGAGTAGCCAAGGCGCCCCCACTGTGTTCTGGTTTGATCGACTGCTCGCGCCCACGGTGACGCTCTGGCCGACGCCCGACGGGCAGCAGGCGGCATTCAAGTTCTATCGGCTACGGCAGACCCAGGATGCGAACCTCGCGAACGGCCAGAACGTCGAGATACCCTACTACTTTCTCGAAGCCTACTCATTTGGCCTCGCGTACCGGCTGGCCCTCACCTGGGCGCCGACTCAGGTGCCGGTACTCAAGCCGCTGGCCGACGAAGCGTGGGCGATTGCGAGTAGGCAGAACACGGAAACCGCGAACGTGTACATCTCGCCGATGCTGAGCGGGTATTACCGCTGATGGCCTACGCCTCACAATCCGGTCGCGCGCGTACCAGTGCGAAGAATCCGCAGGCCTTTGCCGTCTGCATGCGTTGCGGGTTTTGGTACAACCACGTCGATCTCGCGTTTCAGTGGGAATGGTCTGGGGCGCAGTTGCGCAACACCTACCTGCTCGTGTGCAAGACGTGCCTGGACGTGCCGCAGGAACAACTGCGCGCCTTCATTCTGCCGGCTGACCCGGTGCCAATTCCTTATCCCAGCGTGGAGAACTTCGCCCAGGACGAGACCGATTATCACACCGTGAGCGCGCCTCCTGTAACCGACGCTGTGACGGGCATCCCTGTGCCGCCAAATACGTTACTGGTCACGGAGGACTGTCAGAACCTCACCCAAGGGCCGATGGGTCAATACAACGGGTTGACGCAGGACGCCATCATGCCGTGGAACGGCACTGCCGCGTACGGTGTCGCGCTGCCTGTGTTCGCGATGAACAGCGACGGCAACGTCACGATTACGGTGATCTGCTCGGCGCCGCATGGCCTCACGACCAACGATCAGATCTGCGTCGAGGGAGCGGGACATCAGCGCACTGCCAGCGGGTTCTATTCCGTGACGGTGGTGACCGCAACGGTCTTCACTTACCAAACGTTGAAGACGACGCCCGCTGAGTCGCTTCTGTTGGAACGAACGCTCGTGTGGACGGCCAAGGTCGGCCTGCCGTACGGCTTCACGCAAATTCCTTTGGTAGGACCGTAAATGGCGAACACCACGATACCGCTGCTGCCGCAGGCCACATCCTTGACAGGCAACGAGCTGCTTGAGCTGGTGCCCGTCGGCCCAAACGGTGTGTACGGCTCTTCGATGCGCGCGACGACCGGCCTGCTCGCGCAACTCACGACCGGCCCGACCGGCGCGACGGGTCCGACCGGCCCCTCTGGAACCGGACCCACGGGCCCCAGTGTCACAGGCCCGACAGGCGCTGGAGCGACGGGTCCGACCGGCCCCTCTGGAACCGGACCCACCGGGCCTGCGGGCAGCGGTGCGACCGGACCTACCGGCATCGCTGGCCCCACGGGTCCGACGGGGCTGAGTATTACCGGCCCGACGGGGGGTGGACCGACGGGTCCGCAGGGGCCTACAGGTTCTATCGGGCCGGCGGGCAACGCAGGACCGACAGGGCCAACAGGTACGCACGGCCCGACGGGCGCGACGGGACCGACCGGCCCCACAGGACCGACGGGAAACAGCGTGACCGGCCCGACTGGTGCCGCAGTGACCGGACCCACGGGTCCAACCGGGCCGCTCGCATCCTCGACCGGCACGTTCACTGGCACGTTCACGGGAATGACCGCGACGGTCACCTGCACGGTCAACTACGTGATCACCGGAGATCTCGCGTGCATCTACGTGACCACGGCGAACGCGACCTACGGCACGTCGAACGCAAACACGTTCACGATGACCGGGTTGCCTGGAGCGTTGCAGACCGTCAATTCAATCTCCGGTCCTTGCGCTCAGATCGTCGATGCTGGGCAATCCCAGGAGGGTGCCGTGTCGATCGCAGCGGCAGGAGGGACTGTAACCTTCTCCATCGCCACGACGACGACCCTCTCTGGGCGCGTGGAGTACGCATCGAGCGGCTCCAATGCGTTCACGACATCCGGCACCAAAGGGCTTGGGCCGGGGTTCATGTTTTTCTATCCGCTGGCGTAAGTAAATGACCGCGCCAAGCAATCCGCTCACCTACAACGGCTACATCGAGACCATGGGATCGATGGCCGTCGTCAATATCGTGACTACCGGCGGCATCAATTCGTTTGCCGATGCGCCACTGCAGGCAGTCACCTCGCAGATGCTCAACTACGCGGAGCTGCGCATCCAGCGTGACATGAACCTGCTGTCATCGGTCACCACGAACACGTACACGTTGACCGCCGGCACGTCGGTGTTCAATTTGCCAGTCGATGACTTCGTGACCGTGCAGACGCTCGAAGTCCTGCAGACGAACGGCGCCCAGGTGGTGAATGCCACTCCGTTGCTGCCAACGTCGGCGGAATTTATCCAGAACTGCTACTCGGGCCTTGTCGTTGCGCAGCAGCCCCAGTACTTCGCAATGATCGGTGACAACTTTGGCGACGATGAAGACAGCTTCACCAACATTCTTCTCGGGCCTACGCCGAATTATCCGTACTCGATTCGAGTGAAGGGCACGAGCAGATCGCCGTCGCTTTTCTCATTCTCCGACACGCAAGTCGATGCGACGACCATGTATACCTACATCTCGTCGTATTTCCCCGACCTGCTTGTGATCGCCTCGATGATCTACGTCTCCATGTACCAGCGCAATTTCTCAAGTACGTCGGATTCACCCGACATGGGCGCGACGTACGAGAAGCAGTATCAAGCGCTGCGCCTGGGCGCGATCGGCGAGGAAGATCGCCGCAAGCAGATGGGTTCTGCCTGGAGCGCGTACGCGACGCCTGCGTCGGCTACGCCGACACGCTGATGCCGCAGGCCGCACTCAAACTCGTTGGCGGTGCGAACACCAACGAAACCCAGGCGATGAACGAGAACGGCGGCGTATGGCAGACGCAGCTCGTGCGCTTCTTCTACGATCCGAATGGCGTCTCGCTCGTGCAGAAGCTCGGCGGCTGGCAAGCGTATGTGTCGCAGAGCATGCCGGCCGTCGTTCGCGCCCTGTGGGCCTGGGAGGATGTGAACCTCAACGCGCATCTCGCGGTCGGCACGACGACAACAACGAGCGGCAGCGCACAACTGAGCGTGATCACGAATTCGACTCAGGATGACATCACGCCGACGAGTCTTTCCGTCAGCGCACAACCGAGTGCAGTCGCAATCAGTGGCAGCGCAATCATACAGATCACCGATACGACGGTGCCTGGCGTCACGTACTACAACTCGGTGTACATCGCCACGCAGATCAGCATCGGCGGCGTCGTCCTCTTTGGCTTGTATCAATGCGATCCTGATGGCTTCCTGGGGCCTGATGGGTACACGGTGTATGCCACCGACATTCTCGGCAATCTGACGCCAGCGACCGCGAACTCGACGACGATGTATCTGCCCGTATTCTCGACGACCGTCGGCACCCCGACGGTGTCCGTGTTCTTGCCAAATTACACCTACCTCGCAGGCCAGACGTTTCCCGTCTTAGTCGCGACCTATTGCGGCGGCATCACGCTGTACGGCAACTACATCGTGCAGTCGCTGATTGACGTCAATAACTTCACCATCATCGCGAGCGCGCCTGCCACGCAGACGAACTCTAATACGATGAACAGCGGGTTGCCGTACTATATCTACAGTTTTGGCGTGGGCACGATTCCAAGCGGCACGGGTTTCGGGGCCGGGTATTTTGGTCAGGGCTATTTCGGCAGCGGTACTCCGATCACGCCGACGACCGGCAATCCGATCGACGCCATCGACTGGACGCTCGATAACTTCGGACAGGTGCTGATCGCGTGTCCGGTGCGTGTGCGGCAGTCGGGTTTGCCGTCGTTTCAGCCGGTCTACCAGTGGAACATCAGCACGGGACAGGCCACCATCATCACCAATGCGCCGGCAGTCAATGACGGCGTGTTTGTCGCTATGCCGCAACGCCAGGTCGTAACCTGGGGTTCGACGCAGACGGGGATTCAAGATCCGCTGCTCATCGCGTGGAGCGATGTCGGCAACTACAACCAGTGGATCGCGCTCGTCACCAACCAAGCCGGCAGCTATCGCATTCCGAAGGGCTCGAAGATCGTCTCCTGCTTGCAGGGTCCGCAGCAGGCGCTAGTGCTCACCGACGTCGATGCGTGGTCGATGCAGTACATCGGGCCGCCCTACGTATATTCGTTCACGGAAATCGGAACGGGCTGCGGGTTGATCGGTCGCAAGGCGATCGCGGCGGTGCGTGGCACGTATTTCTGGATGGGATTCACTCAGTTTTACCGGCTGGATGCGGGCGGCGTGCAGACGATCCCGTGTCCCATCTGGGACGTGATTTTCCAGAATCTCAACACCGCAATCAACCCGACGACGGGCGTCGCTTACACGACCAATATCCGGGTGGCCGTGAACTCGCGCTTCGATGAGATCCAGTGGTTCTACCCGTCGGCATCGAGCACGGGTGAAAACGACAGCTACGTGAAGTACAACATCGCGCTCGATGTGTGGGACTACGGTACGCTCGGCCGTTCCGCCTGGGTCGATCAGTCCGTGCTTGGACCCCCGATCGGCGCCGACCCAGCGGCGTTGATGCTCTATCAGCATGAAACCTCGCCCGATGCGGCGGGGCTACCGATGCAGTCATCCTTTCAGACCGGCTACTTTGCCTTGAGTGAGGGGGAGTTCAAGACCTTCGTCGATTGGGTCTGGCCCGACATGAAGTGGGGGACGTACGGCGCGACGACGAGCGCCGAGGTACAGATTACGTTCTATGTGACCGACTACCCCGGCGACACGCCAACGGCGTACGGTCCCTACACGGTCACGCAGGCAACCGAGTACTACTACACGCGATTCCGCGGCCGGCTTGTGTCAGTCGCGCTCGCGAGCAGCGACATGGGGAGTTTCTGGCGCATTGGCCTATTGCGCTATCGCTTCGCGCCGGATGGCAAAATCTGATGAGCGCATCAACCACAGATATCCTCACGGCGATCAAGAATATCGTCACGGCGTTGAACACCGCATCGCAGTCCTACTTGAACGTCCAGGGCCAGGCGAACTCGGTGGCGATTACGAGCGCGACGGTAGTCAAGGCGGCGCCCGGGCGCATCTGCAGCGTGTCCGTGATCATCGCAGGCTCAGCGACCGGCAGGGTGTACGACGCGACAGCGACGGGCGTTACAGCCAAGCCCCTGTACGTCATCCCCGACGCCGTCGGCCTCGCGCCCTACGTCGTGAACCTGCCCGCCTCCTTCGGAATCGTCGTCGCCCCCGGCACGGGGCAGACCGTCACAGTGAGTTACTCATGAACAATTTCGATCTCGACTACGCACTGCGAATCGCACGAGAGGCCGGTGGCCATGTGACCCAAAACGTCCACAAGCCGCATGTCCACAAGTTCCACGTTGGGCCGATTCATTCGAGCGTCGCCGGTCGCACCGATCACTTGCCGATCACGGTCGAGTCGGGGTCGTACGTGATCCCGGCAGACATCATCAGCGCATTCGGCGAGGGCAACACGATCGCAGGGTTCAAGCATGCGCGCCGGGTGTTTGGCGGCATGCCACGCGGGCAGGGCGCGCAGCCTTACAACCATGAGGGTGGCCCGTACGGGGAAGGCAGCGCGCCCTATCGGCAGGGCGCCATCCCCTACGGCATGGCGCACGGTGGAATAACGCATGATCTACACCACTACACGACCTCTGCGCACTCCGCAGCAGACATAGACCCCTCGCAGGGAACATCCGGCGCAAGCTGGTTTACTAATTCACGATCTGGAGCCGATGCGGCAGCTAAATGCCTTGGCAGTCATGGGCGTGTTTTAGGTGTCAAAGCAAGATACAGAAATCCGCTGATTGTAAATACGGGAGATTTCGACCCCACAGATTACGCCGATGGAACAGATCATGATCACGTCAAGGAGGCAAGGAAAAAAGGCCACGATGCTGTGATTTATCGCGCCAAGAATGGCGCCGAGACGCACGCAATTTTAGACAAATCAGCGTTTGGTATGGCGCGTGGTGGCATGCCGTCCTGTTACGTGCCAAGCGACAGGTCAGCGTTAGCAGGTGGTGGGGCGCCGAAGGATTCGGCGGTCACCGCAGAGGATGCGTTGCGCTACCGACTGCTGGCAGGCAAGCACAACACGAATACATTGGCGGCGGCTTTTGATCGCGCTATTGCGCACCATCTGAGCCTCAGTGAGGTTGATCGGAAGCGCAATAGCAAGGCTGCAGCAGAGCGAGTGGGTCGTTTCACCAAGACCGCGAGCGGTGTGCCGCCCCTGCTGAGCAAAAACGCCAAGATGATGAAGTCGGAAAAGGGCGTCGAGGGCAAAGCACCAATCCAGTTGCCCGATGGGCGCGGCGTCGAGACCACGGGGCTTGCGCTGTCCCCCGCCTACCAGGAAGACGGGTTTGCGACTTGCTCCAATTTCAAGAGTTGCGAGAAGAGCTGTTTGGGGTTGACCTCGGGCGGC